ATGTTCGTATTTTGAATAATACTCCTTAATCATTTGACAGATAATACGAAAATATTGGTTATCAAAGTAATGTGGGTCAATAACTTCAAGAATCGAATTTGAGAAATCCTTATATAAAATGATGTTGTTTAATAACTGTATTTGAAAGGTATTCCCTAAGTATCCGAAGCTTTTTTTGTCTGACATATTCTATGATTTTTTTCTTTTTGTATATGATAAATATGATTAAACTAACGAATAGTTTAAGTAATTGTAAGATAAATTTTTAGCTGAAAAAATGTCAGTAAGCTCTCTTAATATGTTTTTTATGGATGGTCGTACATCCAGCGTATATCTTACCTTTGGTGGGTACAATTTACCGTCAATCACATAGTGACAAATTGTCTCATTTCCGACTCTTAAAATAATGTTAAATGTTTCAGGTCCATCAGTATTTGATGTTTCAAGAACCGATTGGTCCTCTTCAATTTGGAATCTATTTTCCAACATATAAACAGCACATTTGTTTCTAAGTTGTGTTTGCAAATCTTGTCTTAAACCGAACATATAGTTCATAAGTTCAACACTCCCTTTTGTTTTTGGGTTGTACCCTTTAACGTTGAAGAATCTTTGAACTACAAAGTTGTTGTTCAATGTGATAAGAAATTCAACTTTGGTTACGTCGTTTTGTTCTTTCATAATTTTTAATTTTTGTTTTTGAATTTTGACTTTTCTTTTCTTGTTAACTTTAAAAATGGTTTTAAAAAATAAATCCAACCGTCATCTTGTTTTGGTAGGTACTTAAATAAACCGTCTTCCATCATCATACGAATTAGATTTTTATATCCCCTACCATCAGGGTCCAACGATTCAGAATAATATGCATCAACTAAATCTTTACCTTCTTGATTTATCAGTGGTTCATCTAAATCAATTAGTTTTTTGTTTATTACATAATATTCATCACCAAATACTCCCTCTTTTGTCTTGCCCGATAAAAGGTTTTGTAATGATTTATTGTCCTTATTTTCTTTAAGAAGTTCCTCACCTTTTGTTAAAATATCGGGTATTTCCACTACTCTTTCAAGTAGTTCAGGGAAAAACTTAAATAGTGTCTTTTCACCTAAATAAAAAATACCATCAATATTATCGGACGAATCTCCCGTGAGGATTTTAATAGTTTTGACATTAAAGTGGGGAACTTCAAAATCACTCATTTTGATTGTGTCCCCCATCTTATAATATCTTTTTGTGGATGGTGAATAGATAGATACCTTTTCAGAAATTAATTGTGTTAGGTCTCTATCACTTGAGAATATAGTTTTATTCTCATCTTCAGAAATTTTACAGTAGTAAGCAATTAAATCATCAGCCTCTGAATGTTCAACTTCAACTTGTCTAACAAACATCTCTTCAAGATATTGTTTAACTCGTTGCTTCTGACTTTCATAAGAAGCTTGTTTAAACTCATTAGAGTCGTCCTTACGATTTAATTTATACTTAGGGTAGATAATCCTTCTTTGAGATGAATTCGTATCACTGTCCCAAAATACAACAACTTTGTTATAGTTGTTTTCTTCTAAGAACTTTCTTAAAGTATTCAAAAAGTGCCAAATAGCACCGATATGTTGTCCGTTGTGAAAGTAATCTTTCACCCCATGAAAACCAATTTTAATCAAATTGTTTCCATCAACCAATAAGGTTTTTGTCACTTTTTTTGTTTTTAATTGTTACTACTCTACTTCTTCTTTTTCTGCTTTCAAATCGAAGTCACCATCAACTCCGATTATTTCCTTCCAGTACTCGGCATATTCTTTTTTGTATTGTTCGATTGATGCCTTTTCTTCGGAAGCTTCTTTTCCTGGTAAGAAACCGTGTGGTGTCACGATAATCTTCCCATCTTCGAAACCAAGTCCGTTAATGTGGTTTTTCATAACCGATACCTTTGTTCTTGATGCAAACTTCACAGTCCTCTTATCTTTAGTTGCGGTAATTTTCGTAGTACCAGCACCTTTTTGATTTCCAAATAAGAATACTAATGAAGAGTTCAACCAAATAGCTTCACCACCTTTTGCTTTGATTTTAGGTTGTCCAAATGGATTATCAGGTAATTCAACCCAAGGTTGGTTAACGATGATTAAGGTGTTTTCGTATTTAGAGTCAGCTTTACGTGAACCTGAAATACGTTGGTTAATACCCATACCAATCTTGTCTGCCAAAACACTTGCGTTGTGTTGTTTACCTCCTTTACCTTCGTAAGTCATTTTACAAGGAACAGAACCAACTGAGTCCCACATAATACACAATGAATAATCTAAATCACCCTTTTCTTGAGCGTCTAATAAATCATTGATGTAATCTGTGATTTGTTCAATATAATCAAAGTTATTATTGAATATATAAAAACCGTCCCACTCTAATTCTCCTGTTTCTGTATCAACAACTTCTTCACATTCAAAACCCATTAATTTTGCGTGGTCAAACGACCATTTTTGTTCAGTGATGATGAATACAGGTAAAATACCTTTCTTCTGAGCATCAACCGCAGTTTTAACTAATGCTGTAGTCTTACCTGTATCTGAATGTCCTAAGAACATATTGATGTGTCCCATCGCAGGACCAGGTAAACCAACCGCATCCAAAAACGGCGCACCAAGGTCAAAGAATCTTTGTGGTTTATACTTTGCCGATGTGGAAAATTTCTTTTTAAGTGAACTAAAGTCGTTCTTTTTAATAGCCATTATAGTTCGTAAATTTTAAAATTTGTTATAGTTTCCAACTTATCTTTAGCATCTGTAAGTTGTCCAACTAAATTATCCATCTCTTCTGTGTGTTGTGGATGTTCACCAATCCCAACAGGGTTTGTGAAATAAACATAAAGTCTTGCTTCAGCATCAGCAATTTCTGCTTCATATTTTTTAACTAATGCTTCTTTTAATTTTTCTGCAATCACTGGTTTCATTTTGTGTTTTTAATTTTGTTTATAAAAAAAGCATGGATACAATATGTTTAAAAGTATCCATGCTTAATTAAATTTAGAATGGCAAATCTTCTGCTGGTTCTTCGTTCGCTTGTGGGTCAACAGGAGTTGGTGTTTCTTGTTTTGCCCCTCCAAGTGAAATTTCAGCTTCTTCACCGTAAACATATTTTTTAAGTTCAGATGACCACATTGGTGTTTCGCCAACCGCAACTGCTTCTAAATATTCTACGGGTTTTTTTGAATACACATCATTCCATGTAAGTTCATCTTGGAGCCATCCTTCCATGATTTCTTTATCCTCGTGTAAAGGTTGAGGGTCATCATACATGATTGTTTGAATAACGGTATACTCTTTTCCTTGTGGTGTTTTTGCTTTTGTAAGTTCAATGATTAAATCTCGACCTTTCTCGGCGTCAGTTACATCACCTTTAGCTTTCCAAATAGGAAGAATTTTATCTAACACACCTTCTTGTTTGTAGTTGTGTTTGAATCGCCAGAATTTAACACCATCTTGTTCGTTGTCGCGGTCAATTACTTTTACGATGTAAAATAAACGTGAACGGTATTGTGATGCCAATTCTTTGTCTTCTTTCTTACCTGTTGAAATAAGTTCATTATAAACTTCAGTCAAAGGTGAACGTTCGTTGTCATTTTTTTCAGGGTCATACAACTTAACCCATTGTCCGTTTACTTGGATTTCGTGATACCATACTTCAACAAATGGTGAAGAACCATCTTTTGTAGGTAAGATACGAATACGTCGTGATGCGGATTTTTCATTCTTCTGAAGGATTGCTGAAAAATACTTCTTCAATCTGTCTTCTTGTGAAATGTTTGATTTTTGTGAACCCGTAGTTGTTGAGTTCTTTTCGTACTGCGCAAGTACTGAATCTAATACTGAATTTGCCATAAATAAATTTTTAATTATTACTCTTTTATCTACAACAAATATAGGTGAATATTTAAGTTTGTCAAATAAAAAAGGGGACTTATGCCCCCCTTTATAATGATTCTTTATCCTATTATTTTTTACATGTTTGGATTCTCGTCGTCATATATATTAAATGTTTTTTTTACCTCATTTGGAGAAAAGTTCTCAACCTCGTCTGATGTTAATACATATTCATTTTTTCCTGTTTTCTCCATCTCTTCTTCTTTATCTTGAAAGAAATCTGTCAGTTTTTGATTGTAAGGATAAGAATCTAAAGAACGTAACATTAGTTTCTCTTCAGGTGTTTTTTCTCTGTACTTATCAAATTTAGCTTCTAAGTCATTTATCTTACTCATGATTTGGTCCATGTTTTCTAATTTTGATGCCAAATCATCAATTTTTGAAAACATATCATTCATGAACTCATCTTGTTTTGCCTGAATTTCTTGTTGTGATGTTACAAGGTCAGTGATATCAATTTCTTCAGTTTCCTCATCCTCAGGTTTTTCAGCATCAACCTCTTCTACATCCGGGTCGTTTTCCACATCTACAGGTTCAGGAACTTCAGTTGGAGCAGCTCCTGCATCTGCTGCCGGTGCTTCAGGAGCTGGTGCGGCAGCATCAGGTGCCGGTGGTGCATCACCTTCAATAGGTGCTTCTGGTGCCGGTGGCACACCACCTTCAGGTTCTGTAGGTGCTTCAGGTTGCTCTTTTAAGATATATGAATTAATTTGGTTGAATCTTTTTAATTCTTCCAATATTTTTTTTTCTACGTTCATTTTACTATACATTTATCCGTTTAATAATGTTTTAACACCTTGTGGAGTCTCAACCTTTAATGTTCTGTTTGTTCTCATAGTATTATCCACTCTTTCGATTAGACCATCTTTCATTCTGATTGTATAACAATCACCCGTATCTAAATCACAAACTTCTTGATAACCATTACCCGCGTCTCTTTGGGTAACTCTCGTATCTTTTTTTAAATAATCATCTAATAATGCTTTCATACTCATAACATTTTTATTATATAAATATATCTATCTATGGGTTTTGTTTAAAATACTTATAACTTCGGGCAAATTCTTCAACCCAATTGTTATATGTGTCTAATTTATTTTGATTTGTAAAATCTTGTATAGTAGTATCTTTTATCTGTTGAGCGTTTAATGGGGGTTGTGGTGGTACCGCAGTTGGGTTACCAAATGCTTTTTGAGTTAACCAAGAAGCATATACTAACTGAAATAAAGCCTTTCCATATTGTTTGTTTTCGTCGGCGTCAGGATTTAATGTTTTTAACTGTGGTACTAAATTTATAACCTGAGTCATGTATGAAATCATGAACTTTATAGACTCTGTTAAATTATTAAACTTAACTAAAGGGGTTGGTGTATTTGCAATATTTATACAAGATTGTTTTAAAATCAAACTAGGAAGATTACCTTTATAATTTATTATTGTATTAATTCCGAATGGGTTGTTATTGATGCAATTTGTAATACCGTTATTCATTGTGGTTCCTGGAACAACTCCTTTAGTCAATCCATAAATTAAAGCTCGTAAAGATGTGTCACTTGTTTCTTGTTTTATTACAGGTATGATATCTGTATCTGTGAACGTGCTCTGTACAAGTGTTTCAAATGGTACTGAAGGATATTGTGTAATTGTTTCACAATTATTTTCAGGGCTAGCTAAATTAACAGGTACTGGATTTTGTGTGACTGGTTCATTTTCAGTTGTTGGTTTTTCTTTATCCTTTGCTGCCAACTCTTTAATCTTAGTTATTACTATTTGATTTACAGACGCCAATAAATTATCCACTTTTGGTAATGCATATTTTGGTATGCGAGTACCTTTAAATTCGGTATTAAATCCGCCAGTATTAATATTATGGTTCACTTCAGTTATCCAATATGGACCATAAAACATAGGGACGTGTCTTAGTACAAAATACATTGTAGGTTGTATCATGACATTTCCCATACTACTTACACCACAACTATATGACCTAGATTTATATATACTATAAAGCGATGCGGATTGTTGTGCCACTTTATCACCAGCAACAGAACTACCCATGTCAGCATAAACTTTGAATGACTCTGATGTGTTTTTCATTTCTGACATATCTAGACTCAAGCTTTTGAATATGTTTTGATTTCTTATACCAAAATCAACCGCAAATCCAACAACACGATTACTCAACGAATAGTTTGTTTTTGGGTCCGAAACTCTAAGTGGGTTATCCGACATTCTCAAGTCAAAACTATCATCACCAAAACGATTGAAAGTGTTCTCTTTTGGTTTAGGGTATTCTGAAGGGTTTCCAACATATAAACACAAAAATTTGGGACTTGAGTTTGTATAGTCAACTTCTAAATACGTACCAAATAATGAATTACCAATTTCAACATCTTTCAATGGTTGACCATCTTTTACCGCTCTTTGTATACCATAAAAATTAATATAAGCAGGCATTGCCATAAAAATAAAATAATTTTCTTCCAAAATTCTACTTATTACACTCATTAAACTTTGGTCTTGTTTTGACTTAAGGTCTAACGCATTTACAACTTTTTGTACGTCTAATACAAATGAATTACCTAAATCACTATTTGCCCTATCCATAAATAAAAAGTCCTCAAACAAAGTATTGTTTTTTAAATCAGAGCCAGCAATCCATTTATCGTTAAATCCTTTCAATGTATTATATAAAGCTAATTTTGTAGTGTCACCGTTAAGCGCAGTAGTAGGTAAATCAACCGTTACATCAATATTATTTAAAATTTTATTTAGGTTGGAAAAAGTTTCTGTAACCATTTTGTCCTGTAAACTTCTTCTATCCTCTAAAAAATTATTTATATATGTCGTGAATTTAGTTTTGTCATAAGTAGGGTCAAGTCTTTTTTGTTCACCATAAAGTCTTACTAATGGATATAAAGTAATAATATTTTGTTCATTAAATGCAATTGAATTATCAATGAAGAAATCAGTTAAGAAAGATTTTTGTGTATTTTGTAATGGTTGTGCCTGTTGGGGTACTGTTGTTTGTTGTGGTATTGTGTTTTGTAAACCAGGTAGGGTTGAAACATTCGCAGATAATATAATTTCATTTGGGGAATTAGGGGTGTATTCTACCGTCATAACATAATTACCACCTACATTATTATCAACTCTAAATACTCTCGCGTAGTTTGTGTCAACACCCCCAAACCCTTCACGATATATACTAGTACCGATTGGTGGGTTTATTGGGTCGGTTCCCGGTGGATAAAATCTTATATTTTCAATCTTGTTAGCATCAAAATTAGGGTCACCTATAATTCTAAACACCTGATATGTACCGTCTGTTTTTTCAATGTTAATATAATCACCATCACCAGGTACGTCAGGTAATATTGTTGCCGAATCTCCAATAAATTGTAATTGTATTGGGTCTAGTAAAGGTGATTGTTGGCAATTTAATTGTGTTTGATAAAATGACATACAGTAACTTGCCGGTGTTGTTCCTACCGCATTTGTCTGTGGGTAATTGTCATCATTCTCCAAATTATATGTGGTTGTTGTCGCACTATCAGGTACCTTTCTTGCACAGAATTTTTTTGTTTGTGATGTGTTATCAACAACCTCTAAGAACCATACGTCATTATTATAGTAATTAAATGATGTTGTGCTTGTGTTATCATTTGGGTCAATTATATTAAAATACGTACCACTACATAAATCTTGGAACGTTCTATAATTTTGTCCCGCAACGGGTGGTGTATATGGTGTAGGTGGATTATTTTGTGCGATAGGTACGGATGGTAACACCGGTTGTACTTGTGTTTGAAACTCTAACCCAGGTATTGTAGTATATCCTAAATATTTTCTGAACGCATCCCAAGCAGAAGGGTTTTGAGTTATACTTTGTAATAAAGTAGTTGCTGTTCCGTCACCGGGTAACGTACCTTTCACATAAGGTTCAAATTTATACTTGTCTTGTACTTGTAAGTTTGAAATAGTACTAAATGAATCAAATAATTTTCTATCAAAGTTTGTTGGGTTTGCAATTTTTAATACGCAATCAAAATTTAAAAATTTATTTAATGATGTATATAAATTTGAAATTTGTAATTTTCCTAATTCTATTCCATCTTCGTTTTGATTCACACTATTAAATAAACTACTATCAAAATCAAAAATGTTTTTAATCTGATATCGTAATAATTTAACGTCTGAATTTGTTAAACCGTTAGTGTCTATATAATTAGGTGTAATATTTTCCTCATTCAATTTTAATTCACTCGCCAATGGTTTAAAATTACAGAAAGTTAAAAACTTTTCTTCCATTTTATCCAATAAATCAACATCAAACAAATTGAATATTTCGTCTATTTTTGAGTAAGTTAAATCATTACTAACAATATTAAAATCGTTTTGAAGTGGTGCATTATTTTTAATAACTTTAAGATATTCGGTCGGTAATGGTTTTTTAATTAAATCGTTGTTATAATATCCAAAATTAGAAATACCCCATAATGACCTAACAGTACCGTTGAAAACTGAGGAGTTGTTATATATTTCTTCGGTAATTTTATTCGTTTGATTGAAACATTCAAAAATTGATTGGTCGAATGGTATACCTCCCATTGATGGGTATAGTCTTATTGTGTCTGGTTGCGACTGAACCGCAGTGTTTTCAATTAATCTATATGTAAAATAGTTTTTCTTTAAGAACTCTCTGAATCCATTATTTGGGTCAAATCCTGTACCATACATTGTGGTAGACTCACTATTGAAACCAATTTTCAAACCTTTATTATATACATCCGCAAAATCACTTGTTGTATAACCCGTTAATAAATCTTCTTCATTCAAATAATATTCTAATGAATTTACAACTTTAGGGTAAAACCCAACATCGAACGTATTTCTTAATATGAATGAGTTTTGTGGATTTTGATAAAATTGAGCACCTTGTAGTGTGATATTTTGAGGATTACCACTATAGTCTAATATTGTGTATGTGGTTGTACTATCACCTGTTGTTGGCGCATAAGCAACATTAAAATCAAAATTTTTCCAACAATCGTCTAATATATCTACATTATCTTCTATGTATTTTTTATATCTATGCCATATTGAACCGTACTTTAATACCCAAGCATAAGGTACTTGATGTATTGCTGAAAATTTATTAAATGTTGCAGCTAAATAATCTAAATCCGTTAATACATTATCTGTTATGTCTTTTATTTTTTCTTTGGTTGTTATCAGTGGTAATGAGTTCAAATACAAATAACCTAAACCTACAAATGGGTTTTCTTGATTATTTTTTTGTTTTGTCACCCCATCGATGAGAGCATTAACAAAATATGGTGTGTTTAATAATGATGTTGTTTGAATAAAAGTTCCGATATTTCCACTATAACTTGTTCCATAGTTAATATATGATTCAGTTAAATATAAATCTTTGTCTTGTCTTGTTTCAAAAAAGTTTTTAAGAGATAATCTTGAATTGATTTTTTCAGTTGACCCTACTTCTGTTAAATATGCTTGTGTGTTACTTTGAAATACCGTGTTATTTGTGAATAATTTTAAATTAGGGTATTTTTCAGTTTCATTAATTCTAGCGATAGTCTTTTTATCATCTAAATAAATGTAACTTCTTGTGGTATTATTATAATCTTCAAACGCACCTATATTACTTCCGTTTGCCATATTTTCTTGTAACCATGTTAAATCAGTAAATGGATACGTATCTAACGTATTTTTTTTGGATGTCCCACTATCCTCTAAAAATTCTTTCATATTGGTTGCCAATGGTAGGTCAGCAGAAACTTTCACAGACCTATCGGATAATGTGTCGATTGAATAAATTTCATTGACGTTTTGTAGTAAGTTTTTAATATATTCTGTGTTGAATATATCTCGTATGTACGTTTGCCAGCTTTGTCCTTTACCATTGTTTGATATTGTTTTCATATAATCAATCAATTTGTCTAATGAATTGAATTTTAAATTCTTTAAATTTTGATTGATTGTAATATCCTCAGGAGCAACTAAACCTATATTAGAACTTTCAATATCTCCATAAAATTTATCTATCTGTTTTTTTTGTGATAAATCAAGTGGTAAGTTTCCATAGTGAGAACTAATATAACTTCTTTCAAATATTTCATAAAATGTTTTAATAGCATTCAAATCTTGATATGGTGCTGTTTTGAATGGGAACTCTAAAGCATTACAAGAAACATATTTAGTTACATCTGTTGGGTTGTCATATGAGTAATTAGAAGTTGGTTTTTCTTTTTCTAATGAAGCCTTTATGTATGCCTCAACAAAACCAACTTCGGGCCAAACTCTATAATCATAAGCCTTTGTCTGTCTTATGTACTTCGCGTCTCCAGGATATTGTATTGTATATAAATCACTACCATTTTCTTGTTTTTCTAATGTAAAATATAAAGGCCAAGGATATACAACATTATCATCATTTAATTCCGTACTTGACTTTTGTATACTTTTCACAGCATCAACTGAAAAGTTTTTTTCTGCTGGTATTACCGCTAATAACCTGTCCTTATCAGTTCTTACATTCCATGCTTCTTCATGGTTATCTTCCATCAATCTATAAAAAGCATCGGCACCTGCAATTATTATCGCAAAAATGTTTCTAATCGTTGGTTTAAATCCTAATCCACCTTCACTTGGGTTTTTTAATTGTAAACTTGCATAATATTTTGTTAACGTATCCTCAATAACTTTTTGTTTTGCCTCTAAACTTTTTTGCATTTCGTCAATCTTATCTAAATAAGAATTTTTGACGTATATGCCGTCAGCAACAATTTTGTTCCCAAAAACAAAATAATCAGGCGTGTCATTTATGATTTGGCCTTTTTCATCTCTTACTTGTGTTGTAAGTTGAGCATTTCTTGCTTCGTTTTCAATAAATTTTTTATATTCATCAGGATTTTCTGCTTCTAAATTTCTACTATACCTTGATAAGTATGTATTTAACACATCGGCCCTATTGTTTTGCCAAGCATTAAAATCTAATTTTTTTATTACATCTTTTTTATTTTTAGTTAAAATAGTAATTTGGTCTTTTGTTTCTCCTTTTTCACCAAAAGTTGCATTGTCTTTCAATTGTTTTGTATAATCAATTATATTTTTGTCTATAAATGTTTTGTAATCTTCTCTAGACTGTAACGCAACTTCTTTTTTGAAAGGGTAATATATTTCTTCACCGACAACATAAAAACTTGTTCTATCAAGAAAATTATTAATAGAATAATCATAAACTTTTTTTCTTAAATTAATCAAAGTATCCGCAAACAACTTCAAATCGTTTAACTTAGTAAAATCTGCCTGAGTTTCTAAATTTTTTTTCAATTTAGATTCAAAGTTTTCCACTCTCAAAACAAAATCCTCTATCGAGAGCATCGGAAAGTTGTCAGGTATTAAACCTTTTCTCATATAGGTTTTGTAAACCTCTTCTAATTTTTGTCTACCCTTATATGTATTGAAGACGTTCTTATTACCTGTGCTTGCTTGTGTTACGGTAATTTGGGTATTATACATTTTTGGTGCGTTTACCGCGTAAGATAAAGGCGTATCAAAAAGAAGTGCAGTGAATTTACCAATTAGTTTGAGTGAAATATTATAATTACCTGTGTCCGCATCAAAACTTGCGTTGAATGACATTAATGATAATCTATATTTGACAGCTTTACCATAATAACCTTTCAACGTCAAATAAAATAATGGATAAGGAAAATTAAAAAATGCAGAATATAATGAATTTTCTCCTTGTTCAAATAAAGACCTTCCTTGTATATCGACTAATTGTATATTTACTTCAGGAACACCCGTTCCCTTAATATTAACTCTTATTTCTTTTATACCTAATAATTGTGTATCTTCAGGGTTGGAAACGGAACGTTTAAAAGATTGTCTACCTTCAAAGTTCACAACTCTTTCACTTGATTGATTAGCTCCGTTGAAAGTTCTTGTGCCTTCTCCCGTCAATTGGTCTGACCAACTTGTATCAAATTGTGTCTTACCTTTTGGTTTCATGAAATTAATTTTCAACGCGTCGTCACCCGCAAACATTGTTGCGATACTTGTTGTATTAATAACCGGTGAGTCAAAATTATCACCAATAGCTAACTTAGTTCTTGGGATTATAAATGTTTCTAAATTGGCATAATAAACTAAATCTTCATGGTCAACAAGGCGTTCTTGTTTTGTACCGTCGGGAGAAAAAACTTCGTTTGGGTTAACAACAACAATGTTATCATAATCGGTCTCAATAAAGATTTTTTTATTTTGTTTTAATCTAACGGCCATAATAGAATATGTGAGTATCTAAAGCAGCTTTATAATCTTGTAATGCCGCAGTTAATGGAAAAGGAATAATTAATATTGTACCATCAGGTATGTTTTGTTCAAGTCCACCATATAAAGAATTTGCTGCCAATATTAACCAACCAAAATATGGTGTTCCATATTTTTCAAAACTTATTTTATCTAACCTACTTCTTCCTTGTCTATACAAATATTGCTGGTCTGTAACTCTACCAGGTATAGATAAAAACGGAACAACAGTTTGTTGTCCGTTAATCAAAAAATCTTTATATCTATTGTAGTAATCCATTATTGAAAACTTTTTTGTAAATTAAATTTGTCCCACGTCGCATTTGTTGACGAGTAAATTGCAGATAAATTATCAGTATAAGGTGCTTGTGCTGTTACTTGGGATTCATACCACATTATTCTTTCTTTATCTAAATTATAGGGTTTATAATTTGTAAATGTAGAATTAAAATACGTTGTTCTGAAATCTGCAATTTTTTTATCGACAACAGTTTTAGAAGCTTTGTATGAATCTCTAAGTCCTGTATTCGGTTGATTTAGATTTTCATCTAAGAATTTCAACCAAGCAATTTCATCATCTTGATTTAAATTTGGTATTGCTTTATCTATCAAATCTATTGCAAACTTATCAGAATCATCTATTATGTCTTTACCAAATAAAATAAAGAATACAGTTTCTTGTGGTAAAAAGTTTTGATTGGATATATAAGTATTTTGAGTAAAATCGTCTCTGTATACATCCTCACCTGTTGGTATTAAACTGAAATCTTGTAACTTTTGATAAAAATCATTTATGTTATTTTTCACCAAATAAGAATCTTCAACAAGTTCTTGTAATGTATTGTTCACACCAGATAGGGTTGGTTGTGTTATCTGTGTTGTTCCTGAAAGATTATAGATAACTACTGAATTATTTTTCTTTATGAACCCATCATGGGCATCTGAAACATAATTTATTTTGTCAATTGAACTTATTAATGGGTATTGTATATTATTAATTTCATTTGCATAATTTTCTAAATCATTCAACATTTGTTCTTTTTTAGCATCTATTTGATTTTTTAATTCTTTTTTAACTTTTCTCACTTGAACGTTTGATAAGTTTTGATTTGCTAATCCTGAAAGAAGTGGACAAACGTCTCCATTATCAACATCTTCCTTCGCTTTAGTTGCAATACTTTCAATTTTAGTTTGAACGTCATAAGAGTACCCAAATATGTTTGCAGTATTTGTTATATTTCCACCTAAATAATTAAAATTACCTTCTATATATTTTCTATCTTTTGTGAACACCTGTAGTCCACCAATCAAATAATTTTCATTTATTTTTTCTAAAGTAGAAAGTGTTTTTTCAGTATATTCTTTTGTTAAATTTGCCAACCCACTCATTACATCTTTATACTTGATGGTACCTGAAGTAATAGATGTGTTTAAATCAATTGTATTAGTTATTATTGTCCCAATCGTAACTCCTCCGTCATTAACTACCGGTCTTGGTGCTTCCGTATTGACAACATTTAAGTCATCTTTTACTTGTGAAAGTATTTGAGCATCATAAACTTCTAAATTAAGTTGTTCTGTTGATTCGGCTCTTTCGTCATACATTTCAGTATTAGCATAATAGTTAAATGATAATGCATTTTGTAATTGAGCGACAGGACCTGCCAAACCATGAGCACCTATAAAATTGAATGATACATTCACAGTTGCAATCATTGGTTGAACTCCGATACCTTCAGGATTTAAATCAAATCTACCATCATCATATTTAAAAGTTATTTGGTCAATAACAATTTTTGTATGGAAAAAATCACCTATTCTTAAAATACAAACTGGAGGTGCACCAAAAGCACTGTTCGTCGCATCATTAAATAATAATGTTTGTTGACCGCTATCTGACTGAGATACAGTAGGTATCGTGTCTCCAGGTCTCATACATTGTTGTAAGAACACTAATCTAGCATTAAGTCCTTCTGGCGTTATTGAATGGAATGCAGGTTGGAAGTATTTTATTTTTGATTTAATACCATCATAAACCATTGGTTCATTTTGTTTGATGTATTCAAAATAATTACATTCAGTTAAAAGTTTTCTTGCTAATCTTTTTGTTAAATCTTTTCTTTTTTGTAGTGTTTGTGTTTGTACGTCTTGTTGTCTCGTATTTGGTGTATTTGTATAAGGTTGTGAAATTGGGTCTTGGGTAACAAAAGGGTTAGTTGTGTCATTTGGTTGTGGTACACCACCATCAACACCGGGTTGTGGATTCGGTGCAATCACTAAGAAATCTTGACCTGATAATTCTTGACCAGTTTGTGACGAATCACCACCATTAGTTAATGGAACAGTTGAATTTTGTGATTGGTTTTCGTTTTGTGATTGGTTATATATAGGTTTGATATTACTAATTTTAGTTCTACGACAAGCCATTGCGTTTATTGACACAACACCTTCTTGTTTCGATGATTTAAAACCTTTAGAACATACAACAAATCTATATGGTTTGTCTTCCAGTGTGGGACTTTCCCCAACGGACGTTTGATTAATTTTCAATTTACCTTGTTGGTTATAATTTTGTAAAGTTGTTTGATTTGGTGACTTTTGTTTTAATATCCACTTCAAAACTGCATCATTTCTTCTTTTAGATAAATTTAGATTATATTCAGGGTCGGTAACAGCGGATGCACTAGCCTCTAAATCAAATTCAACGGTTCCCCCGTCATCTAATATTTTACCTAGTTTTGGTATGAAACTTTTGGCTTCATTAAATTCTTTAGTTATATAATCGAAAAAAATACCTATTTCCTCTTTTCTTGTATCTACATAATTCCTTAGATATTCTATTTTAGCCGCATTACTATCATCAAGTCCTAAAATGAAACTAGTTTTATCTGCTTTAGTACTATCATCGTATGAAAATATTTTATTCAAAGCAGCACTATAGGTATCAGGTTTTCCATCATTTAAATAATTGTTTTTTGAAGCAATATATAAATCGTACCAATGTTCAAAATCTTGAGTAACAGTGGTACCGTATCTATTTCCTGTTCCGTCAGGAAAGTTGTTATCAAAATAAAAACCAATATCCGGAAATTGAATATTTAATGGTGGTTCGGTTGCTGTAGGTGTTGGTGTAGGTGTTGGTCCTGGAGTTGGTCCAGGTGTTGTTTGAACACAATTTTGTCCTGTTGGTGTTATAGTATTTGTAGGGTCAGGTGTTGAGTAATTATAAGCATTACTTCTTATTGCACATATTTCTCCACTCGCGTTTGGTGCTAAACCTGTTAGTGTTATTACATCTCCTGAACAACCCGTATACGTTAAATCGGTGGTAACACCAATTTGGTATTTTAAAACAACACATGGTGATGGTGTAGGTGTAGGTTCTATTTCACTATCAATATCAATTTCTTGTTCAGGTATAGAATAACTGTTTTCTTGTACTACAGTGACAACATCTTCCGTAGTTAATATTTGAGTTTCAAAAATATCATTAGGAGTAAACATTGGGAATTTACTAACTAAGTCCCATAAATCGTACTTAGTACATCCCGCAAAGAATGAATCAATAATTTGTGTTATTTCTCCATTGTTTCCAACATTTTCTAATTCTTTATCAACTAATACATTAAGGATTGATGGATGGTCAACAATAATTTTAAAAGAAACGTTACCCTTTCTTGATGTGTTAGTGTAAGTATAAATCGGTTCAGTTCTACCTAAAAAATTGTTGTCAGTCCATTGTGTACTAACACTTTCATCAAAACTTAAATCATATGGTGGGAACCACATAATTCTACCTCCATTTGGTCCCTTTTCACAAGCCGGTAAATCATCATAAGTAAAACCCTTTTTATTTGATGTTCTCCATGCCAAGTTTTCTAAAGATAGCATGTATTTTTTTACTTTACCATCTTTTATACTATATCCGTCAGTTGGTGCAATATTTAAATTGTAAGTGTTGTCTAATACTGAATTAGTATAACCTCTTATATTACCATCTGTTTTTTGTAACTCGTCATAAGTGTAGTATGGTCTGTCTTTTGTGAATACTCTACAATACTCAAGACCTGTTGGTGTTGCGCTACTATCAGGTTTAGAGTTTTGGGTTGTATATCTTACAACTCTTGAACCTTTTGTTAATTCTTGATATCCGTCGTTAAATACTTTTGATACTTGGTTAATTGCGGTTCCAACATGTTCTAAAGGTTGTGAACTTCGTTGCCCTGCATCTACAAGTTTTTGTGTTACATCTAATAAAGAACCTGGTGTGAAATCTAAATTAGTAGACTTAGTTGAATCAAAACCTACTAAATTACCAAAAGTAAATTCACTATTGTCTTCGAATTGCTCTCCACCTCTACCTTGTAATTTACCTTGTAGTGGTTTGTTATCCTCTTTCGGACTCTTACTACCAATCCAAGTTACGCCACCGAAGATACCAGCACCAATCCATTTAACACCATCTTTATTAGCTCCCGCACTATATAAGTTTCTACTATTTAAACCAAATTGTGTTTCATTTAATTGTTCTCCTTCATATAACTTACCCATATTAGAGTAAGAAAGCACAGGTCCCATTGATGAGGTTTTACCATCTTTTGCATATGGTAGTTCGGGTGCGGGGGACATTAATTCTGTCAAATGATTTTTTCTATCACCAAGGTAGAACACACCTTTAGGTGCGAGTAAATTATTACCTATTTTATAATCGGGTCTGTACTGATTATATTTTAATTGGTCATAAAGTAATTTACGTGTTGGTACTGATGTAAATTCAACAAATAATTCAGATGAAGATTGATTTGCGGGTTGTAGAGCACTAAATAAAGAACCTAAAGCCCCACCTATTAATGATAATGGGTTTTCAAAAGGTCCATTACCTATTCGTTCAGGATAATCAAAATACTCACCAGGAATATAAGAATAGGGTGAATAAAGACCACCTAATTTAGCGGCAAAGTTAATACCTTGACCAAATAGAAAATCAGGAGTTGTAATATTATAAACTCTCGATACAATAGGAATATTACCTGTTAATAAACCAATAGCATCGAAAGGGTCGGTATTTGGTTGAGCAGATATTTCTCCAGTATCGGGATTAACATTAGAATTGAATATATTTACTTGTCCTAATGTTTGTTGAAATAACTCAAGCGCAACTCTATGTTTAAATTCTTTATTTAATTGTTTTGCGCCAATATTTGCTAAGTCAGAGTCTTGTGATAAACTACCATCAGAACCCGATGGGTCATCATTTAATAATATACTATATGGTGTGTAGGTAGATGGTAAAAATATAAACGTATTATCTGAATTAGCATATGGTAACTGTAACGCCTCTTGTTGAAGGGTTTTGAAATCTGTCGGGTCATATTCACCATCACCCGTAGCATATCTGTTTGATAGGTATGCTTCAGTTTCTTTAATTCCTCCAACAAGTTCTAAAAGAGAGCCATCCGAATCAGTAACGTCGTAATTACCTTGTGGTATTACTAAATTTTTTTGTTTTCTGTACGGTTCAACTTCAGTTTCACTTTGTCCCTGTTCAGGGCCCCATTGATTTTGTAAGAAATTAGGTTTTCTAACGTCTTCACCTACAATTTGTAATTCACTATCTACAGTATCAGGAAACCCATATTCACCTTCATTTGAGTTGGTTTGTAGGTTATTATTTATTGATACTTCGGTTGTTGGTAAATTTTCAGGACCATATTGATTTATAGCAATTAATGCAGGTCTATCCGTTTCTCCTTTTATTTCTAATGGACTATCTACAGTATCAGGAAAACCATACTCACCTTCGTTAGCATTAGTTTGTAAATTATTATTAATCGAAACTTCGACATTAGAAGGGTTTTCAGGTCCGTATTGATTATTTGTAATAAGAATAGGTCGGTCGGCATTTGCGGTAGTTTCTAAATTACTACCAATCGTATCTTGTACCGTATATTCACCTTCACCAACAGTATTAATAACTTTATCATTATTAATGTACCAAGCAGTTGAGCCGAAGTCTGATAAACCATTTTCAGGTCTATAAACATTTTTTATTATAATTTGTTTTTCAGTATTGTTACCAATAATCTCTAAATCACTTTCTATAGTGTCAGGATATCCATATTCACCTTCATTTGATTTATAATTTAAATTAATATTGATTGGTACGATGTCTCCATATTCTCCAGTACTTGTTTGTGGACCATACTGATTTATAGGTAAAAGAATTTGTTCTTGTTGGTTACCTATTTGTTCAACACTTGGGGAGTCAATGGGTGTTAGGTCATTAATATTAAATTCAGAAGAACCTGGTTTACCGTCATTTGAAAAAGCACTATCTACTTTGTATGGTGGAAGGTTTCTCACCAATAGTTTTTTTCTAAAATTTTCGCTCGAATTAAATGATAGTGGACTCTCCATTCAGTCTTTTTATGATAAATAGATTGTTTTAGATTTTTTTAGGATAATACGCCTTGTTGTCTTTTATATTCGTTCATTTTATAAAGTACGGTATCCATAATTTGTTTTTGAACTTCAGGAGAATTAAACATTTTGTTCAATTGTCCTGGGTCACCAGCAATAGACCCATTTAAATTAATGTTAATATCTATATTACCTCCAATACTCCCACCACCTTTATTAAGTGCGTCTGTTAAGTTAGTTCCGAAAGCAACCTCATCACCAACTATTCCTTTATATATCGTGTCTTTAGCCATTATTTGTGGGGCACCTCCAGGTTTAAATAACATATCATTACCGGTAACGGTAGGTACCGGTTCAATTGGTTTTTTGATAGTTTTTTTTACTTCCTCTTGTACATCCATCATTCTATTCACTGCATTTTCAGAAATTAATGGGTCTGGTAATTCACCTGCTGCGGTTGTTTCAAATTTCGCAGTATCTCTAGCGGTTTTTTCAAGAGTATTTGCTGTTGTTTCAGCTCCGTTTGTTATGGCTTTACCAAGTTTTTCGTTTGCGGTTTCAATATTTTTCAAAAAAGTAGCCCTATCTTGAACACCCATTTGTGTTAATATAGCACTTTTAATAATGTTTACATCTTTTGCCTGATTTTCAGTAATAGTTAAGTTATTTATCGCAATATCTTTTTCGTCTTTACCAGCCTTCTGCATATAATCATTTAATGCTTGTTGGGCTTCAGCACTACCTAAATTAGCTTCTTCAATTTCACCATAACCAGGTATATCAATCGTTACTTTACCGTCAGGCCCAATTTCAGTAAGTCCCGTTACTAAATTCAATTCATCCTCATCCAAATCCGCAAAACCAAATCTATCTTTCAAAAAGTTTGCCTTTGCAGCCTCTCTTCCAACTTCCATTACCTCATCCAAAGATTTACCCATTAACGCTGCTTGTTCTCTTAATCTATACATGTCAGCAACTGAAGTATCAAATTTTCCTGTTTCACTATTAAATTTAAAGGCAGATGCACTTGATTTTATAATTTCATCTTGCAACCCTTTCATGTCTGATTGTGCCATTCTCATTAATTGAAAAGGGTCCGCTAATTTACCTACAGCACCACCTAACATTTGAAATGATGCTGCAGTTTCCATAGCACCTTCAGGGTCTAATATTTTTGATTGTAATGCACTTGCACCAATTTTTTCAATAGATGTTCTTAAAAGTGTAGCTTGTTTTACCATGTCAGTTAAACCTTTTACACTATTACCGAAACCAAAACCATTTAATGATTTCATATTGGCGTTGACATCAGTTAAAAACTTTTTTGAATCAATCCCCACTTTTCTAGCTTCAACGGCTAAATCATGCATTTTTTCTGTTGCTTGCAACTGTGTTCCACCAAATCTAGTAAGTTCACCAACCATTTTACCAACTTCACCAGCACCCATACCTGTTGCCTGTGAAAGAGCAACCATATTTTCAATAGTTTGCAAAGAAGGGTCTACCATTCTTTGCATACTTTCAGCAAGTCCTTGGACTGTTCCAGTGATATCTTTAAACTCGGCACCTATTTTGACGGTGTTTTTGTATGACTCAATTAATTTACTCGCAAATTTAGAGCTGTCCATAACAACACCACCCATAGACCTTTGTAAGGTCTTAGAACTATCAGCAATACTTATTGCGGTTTTTTCTATATTTTTGTAAGCTGTAAATGCATCCGATGCACTGAGTGCTGCTATATTTGCTTTAATAGCACCCTTTAAGGCCTCAATTTGCTCGGCTATTGATTTGGCAGCACCTCCTTCTAGTTGTGGGTCATTAAAAAACATAATAATTTTTTTAAATAAATATTTTAGGATTATGTTTTATTTGATTCAGATATTAGCTTATCCAAAAAGTACTTTCTTTCGAATGTTGGCATTTTAAGTAAATCCAAGTATGAAAAGTTTGCAAATTTTATTAAATAATAAAATTCATCCATTAAAATTTTTTTATATTGTGAAGAAAGGGCGAAAAAATTCAACCCCAAAACCAACCATTACGTTGACTTTTTCTCCTGACGGGGCTGTAACTGTTTTTATTAAATCAAGTTGTGGTTCACACTCAGATAAAAATCTTCTTAAAAATTTGGAGTCGGCAATTGGCATGTTTGAAATCATTTTTGCAATCTCACCCTTATCCGTTGACCCGTTTAGTTCTACTATCTGACTCTCTAATTTTTTTGTAACTATTGGTGCAATCATTCCTGAAGGGTAATTATTACTAATCGATTCAATTTCATTACTTTCTTTTATACTTAGTAATTTACATTTAACTTTATTTTTTGATTTTGGTAACTCAACGCTAAACAAACCATCTGTACCCATTTCATGTTTAGGTTTTATGTAATTTACCTCATCCACAATAAGTTTGACTTCAAATTTATTGTCCGTTTTTGGGTCAGTTATAAGATAATCATATTCAGGTCCGAAGGCAGTATTTCTTAAAAATATTAATATAGCTTGGACATCAACTTCTAATAATTGACCCACATCAAAACCTGGCTCATAAATTTTATTTTTAAGTAGAGTCATAATCAACCCGTCTTTTGGTGTATTTTGAGACATTAAAATATTTTCATCCGTAGCAGTAAGATACCCCACTTTTAAAGATTCTTTTTTTGGTCTATAAGTATGTCCACCACTTGGTAATTTTACCATATCATGTGGAAGGTTGAAATCCATTTGTCCGTATTGTGTGCTTTGGTCCATAATTTTTTTCTTTAAAAATAACTTGACTTTAGTTTATGTAAATAAAAAATCCCACCTAAAATAGATGGGATTGAATAATATTTTATTTTGTTTTTAGTATACCAAGATACATCTATCAGGTCTTAATGTTGCTTTTACAGTAATCAAACCATCTTCACTATATCCTAATGTGTCGAAGTCAACATTTGTTAAAAAACATCCTTGTAAAATCCATTTTTCAACTGCCACACCTGTTGGGTCTAACATTTCAAGGTCAACGTCTTTTTTGTAACCTGCAGCATAACCCATACGACCTGTTACTGATTCAGCGTGTAAACGAACCCACTCCATAAGAGCTTGTGATGCTGAAGGACCAATTGGGTCACGGAATGTAACGTCTATTGTTCCCCATTTAAAATTACCTGCAACATAAGTTTCAGTGTTCAAAAACGGGATAGCTACTGGATTAATCTCCACCTTTGGTCTTGAAGAACTTTCAACATACCAAGAGTTAATCCCCAAAGAAGAGGGGAACGTTATAATAAACCTATTTTTTCTTTTAGGTTCATATTGAAAGGGCATTTTCATTAACAAATCAGCCATGTCTATCTATTTTTTTGTTTCTTTTATTTTTATTATAAATATATCCAACTAAATTTTTTTCTATTTACTTTGTTATTTTTAAAAATTATCGTTGCATTATAAGTATTTCTAGATTTCCTTTTTTTCTCCTCCTTTAGTTAAATAAGTTTTTACTAGTTTTTCAGTATCTTCATCATCTAAAAATTCTTTCATCTTATCTATATTTCTAGGGTCATCGTCAGAAAAACCAATAATAGGAAGTATTTCATTGTTTTCTACATCATTTTTGAAGAATGCTTTTTCACCTATTTCTTGAGCCATATCTTTACAATAAGAAATAAACTCCCTCATTGCTTTTATTTTCCCTTCTTCAGGGTTAGTCGCAGACCCCTCACCGAAAGACACGGGATAAAATCTACAAAGGTCCAAATACTCACGTAATTCTTTTGGTGTCAAAGCTTTTGCCTTTTTTTCACCGGTGACTTCATTACCGATATTTCTATATCTATAAAGGTTTTCTGCTAGTGTTCTACTATTTAGACCATTCTTGTTAGCCATTATAAGATTATAAACACCTTCTTTTAAAGTATTCGGGTTGTGACCTCTTGCTGTGATGATTGCAAATATAGACCCACCATTGATACACTCAACAAAATCATTCCAAGATGGACCAACAGATGCCACCATTGCATCTAATACGAATCTCTTATCGCCTTTAACTCCAAAATTTCTAAATGGGTCTGGTGCAAAATCAACAACAGTAGTACCTTTATAACTAAATGGTTCTTTACCAATTTGGTGTCTGTGTTCTGCAAAGTCCTCTGTAGACATCGGAACCTCATCGTCGTTTTCACTTAAAACAATGATTGACGTAGGCATAAACATTATATTATCATCCCAATCAAAAGCATAATACTTTGTATCAGGATTACCTTCTTCCGTAAAACCTTCGTTAAGTTTGTTTTTTACAAATTCTCTTACGTACTTATTGATATTCATTATTTTTTAAGTTTTTCTAAAAGTCTTTCTAATTGTGCTTCAGTAATTACAATATTTTGTTTTTTTTCTGAAAACGTTTTTTTACCTTCAGTTTTATAACCTAAAGATTCTTTGATTAATTTTTTTTCTATTTTCATAGTTTTATGTATTAAATAATTTATGGGGGATATTTCTACCCCCCACTCATTTTATTTTTTTAGATATCGTCGAAAGACGCTCCTGTTGGTGTGATGACAAACTCGATGTCAATGTATTCTAACGCTCTTGTTGGTTTCAAGAAGATTTTACCTGTTAATGTATTTGAATCTAAATCTTCAGGTGTGTTAGATACTTGAACTCTAAAGTCAATCAAACCTCTATCTCTTCTAATTTGGTCTAAGATTGGGTTAACTGAATCCAAGAAGTCTTGTCTTACTTTATTATCGTTTTGTTCGAACAATAATCTTACGGCTACTGCTGAAATCAATTTACGAGCTTGTAGTAACAATCTTCTTACGTTGATTCTGTCAAGTGCAGATTCTCTGATTTGAAGAGTTTTGTTACCCCAAATTACAGTGCCCACATCAGAGAAAGTAGCGATTGGGTTGATTCTACCTTTATATAAAGTATCTCTATCGTCTTGTGTTAACTTACGTCTTGCTCTAATTGCGTTTACTAAACCTCTTGTGTAACCCGCTGATGCGAACCAAGGGAATGCGATGTTATCAGTCAATGCTAAGTTTCTTACAACCTCAGAAGTTGCAGGAATATAGATTTGAGTGTTATTAACAGTATCTCTTGTCAAAATCCAAGGGTAATATGTTGCAGTATAGTTAGAGTCGATACCTGTGTTCTCTAAATTATCTACCGCCTCCTGAGGGTAAATCAAACCTTCCGTTACATCTTGATAAGATGGTAAGAACATATTGAAGTCAGGGGTTGTAGTAATGTAGATTGAATCTGCTCTATCTGTTTCAATCATATCAATTGATTCTTCCACTAAGTTTGAGTTATTAACATAATCAATACCCGGTGTTGCAAACACGTTGATGTTTGTAGATTCAGGATTTGCAAATGTTGATTGTCCCCATTTGTAAGCGTAGTAGTCAGTATTCGCCCAAGTTTCTTGGTTAGGTCCTGAAATTTGTTTGAATGCTCCCCATCCTGATGCGGTAGGGTAAGTTACTGAACTTGCTGCCCCGTATTTAAATCCTGTTTGACCTAATGCGAATGTATCAGTGTTAGTTCTTGATTCTCTATAAATGTCCCAACCATCAAAACCTCCGTAAGCCATTACTGTATACTTACGTGTGTTTAATCTGTAATAAGGATTATCGGTATCAACTGGTTCAGAATTAAATGACCCAACACCCACTTCAAATGCCGATTGACCTGAAGTTGCATATGAGTTAGCGATAGTCACAACTGTTGCACCACTATCCATGTGGAACCCTTTAGTTAAGTAACCCCAAGCTGGTCCCGTAGTGTCTGTAGCCAAACTGTTTGGTAATTGTTTTCCTTTATATTGGAAGAAGTCGTAATCAAAACCACTAATATTAGAAATACCTAAGTAAGCTCTTCTTGGATTTTCCCCACTTGATATAACAGGGTTGTCTCCACCACTTGTCGAACCAAAAGGTGGGTTGTAAATTGTTTCACCCGCTGAATAGTATTTAGTTTTGTAAGGAACAAATGGTGGTGTTGCGTTTGCATATTCTCTCATTACATATCCTTCAAAACCACAAGGTAATGCATCAATCGGAGCTTCATCACTCATCTCTAACATTACATATTTAGATTTTACTTGGTATTCACCGTTTGACGTACCAATTTTATTTGCTACGTAGTTATTATTAGTTGGGTCTAATGAACAGTTCGTAAAACTTTCTAATACTCTAACATTTTGGTCATTGTCAAAATAATCTCTTACAAATACATCGAATGTTCCATTATTAAATGAAATATTACCAATAGATAATTTTACGTATGTATTAGCAGAGTTACCATCAGAGATTAGAACAAATTTAAATAATTTGAAAACTTTACTACCACGAAGTTCAGAAACTAAGAAAGGTGTCTCAGGTGTTTGGTATTGTTCTAAGTAGAAACCGATACTATCAGCATTACCTGACCTTGCACCTGGCAATTCAACTAAGTCACAATATAAACCTCTAATTTGACCTGCTCTATAACCTGTTTGTAATAATGCCGAATAAGTCTCTTCAACAAATAAAGGAACTTCATTTCTTGCTTTACCAAAGTTAGATGCTCCAAATACATTTCTTAAATAGTTTTTGTTTGTACTTAACATCGATGTTTCAAAACTAAAGTTATCACCATCATAAGTAACACCCGAAATTTGGAATGTTGAATATGGATTTTTAGTTACCGCCGAGTATGCACCTGTACAAATCATAGCAACATCTGTAGTTCCCGTAACTTCATAGAATGGTCCAGCATTAGTTGAAGTATATGTTGAAATACCTCTTGACCTTAATGTTGCAACAACCAAATCATCATAAGTTGTATATGGTGCTCCTGAATAAGATGTAGTAAAGAATGCAACAGTTCCTGAATATACACCCGTTGTTGGTGTTGTAGAAATACCTGAAAGTGCAGCACCCATACTTTGTCCGAAATATGTATTTACATCATTTGAGCCTTGGTAGTAATTAAATAATCCATAATACCATGGGTCATTAGTTGATGCTGAAAAATTATTAGAAGCTTGGTTTACATTTGGAACTCCGAACATTTCGGTAGAACCTGTAATAGTATTCAATGAAGTAACACCTGTAGTACTTGTCAAAGTCGATGCACTTGATGAACCCCACAAAATTGCAGTACTACCTGATGTTGAGGAACTTGTAGCAAACAAATACATTTGATTTGTTAAATAAGTTGTTAAATCTTCAGCAATTGAAGAAGTAGCTCCATTAAACTCAGTGTAAGAGTTATAAAAATTTCCATTTACGTTAATTGACGATGGGACTGATGTGTATGTTACAGTTCCACCAGTTGTTCCTGTGAATGTTACTGCAACAGGACCAGTTGTTCCTGTTACTTGTATTGTGGATGGGTCAACATTACCAATGGTTACGATAGACCATGACGGACCTGCATCATATCCTGATAAACCTAAAACTCTCGTTACAAATAGTTGGTTTGATTGTGATAGGTAAGATTTAGAGATATAAGCCAATTCGTATTTTGGTATTTGTGTATTAACAAATTTTTCAGGACTTGTTCCTCCAAAATAAGTTTGGAACTCGTCAAAATTTGTTATAAAGATTGGTTCAAAAGCCGGTCCTTGTAGTGTTTCACCTACAACACCTAAAGTGGTTACACCCACACTTTGAGCCACAAACGTTAAGTCTCTTTCCGATGTGTACACACCAGGAGAAACAAAAACCTTATTTGATGATGCCATGTTAATAAAAGTATTTTAAATTTATTTTTTATATATAAATACATCGTCAAATAACAAAAAACTTTACATTCTTATAATATTTATTAGGGAGTAAGAATAAATTCTGCCTTTTTTCTACCTGCTATGAAAAAACCCGTTAAGAAAATAAAAAACCTAAAAATTGATGCAGAAATACACAATCAGTTAAAAAAATACTGTGATAAAAACGGATTAAAAATTTACAAGTTTTTGGAAAAGTTAATTATGGAAAATTGTAAAGAAACTAAAGATATCTACGGTGAATAATCAAACTAAATAAGATACTGTTTTAATTTTACTTTCAGCTAATAAGTTTGCCTTTGTTACAGTAATTAAAAATGTATCTCCGTCATTAATTTGAATTGTGGTTAAATCAGTTCCCACATAATTTGAATTGATGAACACATCATAAGAACTTACGTTTTCTAATTCGGTCACTTTTAAGTCAACCGTATATCTAAAAACTTCAGATAATTGGTTATTACCTGCGACAAATAATAAATCTAAATCAAAGTTATCGGGTCTTGATGGTTCTAATTTCACTCTTCTTGACGTATTTCTTGTTTCAGTTTCAAATAAAGAAACTTGTCTAGTAACTGCAGGTGATACCTTGAATTCTGCCTCATCAATTAGAAGACCTTTCATTATAAAAGTATAGTTTGCAATATAATATTTTCTTTTTTCTAATTCTTTAACTGACTCATCAGCAACACCTTCCATAATAATTGGGATATAGTGACCTTTGATTTGGGTGTATGCCTGTTTTGATGTGAACGTTTGCATAACAATTTTATTAAACTCATTAAGTTCACGCATTCTATTACAGAATAACTTTACATTATATGTAATGTCAACAGGTATTGGTTGAGGTATTGTATAAACATCTGCACCCTTTCTTTGACCATCCCAAGTTGGAACGGTATAATAAAAGAATTGTCTTCTGTTAGGTATGTTAGCAGCTCCCCCTTGAAAAGTTCCGTACTTAACCTCAGGGGTTCTTACTGTTGCAATAAATGGTAGTGAGATGTTCTTATCTAAATCTTGAAAGTTCCATGTCTCTGTGAATTGAGACCAGTTCTGAGTCGTTATAATTTTATCTACAGTAGGTACAGGTTTTTCAGTTACCACTAATTTTAATTGTTCTTTTACAAAATCTAACATACCTAAATCTAAGTCGGCATGTAAAACCCCTTTTGGTAAAAAAGTTCCGTGGTCAGTGATATCATCCAACATTTGTTGTCTTCTTTCACGACCAACCTTTTCAGGTATCAATGGTAAATTTTTTTTAACTTTTGATGGTAATGCCATTATTATATTCCTCTAAATTCATTATCTGTAACAGGTGATGCTACTATGGAACGATAGAAAGGTTTGTAACCGCCATAGGTGTGTTTATTATCACTTAACACACGACCATCATTTACAACAGTATAGTATCTTACTCGGTCTTCTGTTTCGTAATACCCAATATAATCACCAAAGTTAATTTCAATTTGTAATTCATCAAGTTGTTTTTGGTAAACACCAACCTTCAAATTACCTGGCTCGGACTGAGATAATCTAGATGCCCCATAATCGACATTAGAAGGTGCCTCAATCTGTACATACCCTTTAAATTCAACAGGTGGTAAAAATTGTATTCCATCTTCTAAAGTTTCACCATAAACATCATCATTCACCGTTCTTTGTCTATCAACACGATATAAAACAAGAGTGAAATTCATATCACCCCCAAGCCATTCATCACCCATAGAAATTTCTAAATTGAAGTCTTCTTCGGCAAAAAACTTATTTAATCTTGTTATTGGAACTCTACTATCCGCCATACCTATAAATACTTTAATTGATTTTTTATGGTTGTTTCTTATATTTTATTATATTATGGAAGATTTTGTGCAAAAAACACCCGAATCGAAAGCTCTTTTGATATTAGATGATTATGAAGGGTCAAATAACTATATCCTTAATTTAAAACACAAAAAACAAAATAGTAAGTCTTTTGTACCTACAAGACCTCAAGCAGATTACATCAATAATTATCACACATTACAACCAAAAGTTGCAAAAAAATGGGTCAAATTAGATTCATATTTTGGTAAAAAACTGATGGAAGATAAAATGTATACCAAAGAACCTTCAGAAATTTATGTTGAAAAGTTGTTGGTTGAAAAGGATAAGGCTTATCATATTTGGGGTAAAATCTTTTCAGGTGAGACTTTACATGACTTTTGGATGCCAAAATCGGCATTACTAAAAGACAATGAAGTAAAAAACATTTCAATTGATTACGACAAATATACCCATAGACCACCTATGGAACATCAAAAAGAAGCAATCGAAAAACTTGTAAGAAACAAAAAGTTTATCTTGGCAGATGATATGGGACTTGGTAAAACAACATCTACAATCATTGCTGCTTTAGAAACAGGTGCTAAAAAAGTTTTAATCGTGTGTCCTGCGTCTTTAAAAATAAATTGGCAGAGGGAGATTGCAAATTATTCAGATAGAACCGTATATATTGCAGAAGGTAAGAAATTTTCAGATGAACATGATTTTGTTATTGTGAACTACGACATCTTAAAAA